CACCCGGGCAGGCCCAATTACACACCCCGTGTATTTTGCCCAGGCACCTCCTTGGCGGTCCCCAATAACCGCGGGGGCACGGGCTGATGTCGACCAGACCATCCCCCAGCTAGAGATGGCTTACCCCTTTTGTTGGCTAAGGCGGGGAGTTCCTACGGAAGTTTGGCCTTCTTTTCCACACCGCCGGGGCATAATGCCCCCCCTAACACTTGGGTTTAAGGCGGTTCGTGACCTATGGCGCGACCCCAGCTGGACACCAGGGGTTGCGAAAGCCGAGCATGCTTTAGGGGATTGCGCGACGCTTGAGCTGGTCTTACCGCTAGTCCACGGTTGCTCCCAATATCAGGTGGCTCGCAACACCACCATAACTCTGCCACGCCGAGCAAACGTACCGACGGTTTGTACCTACTTGCATTCTGTTGGAACGGACTGGCTTGAACGTCCCTCCAGAAGCCCTAGGCAGGCCAGCCTGAATCGTATTAAGTGTGCGAACAACACACAGACCCTTGTGTCCTGCGAACAGAACCTCCAGCTGACCTCTTCGGAAATACTCACCGCCCGGGACCCTTCACGGTCCCCTGGCCCCACGGGTTTCGTTCCCCGCCACGCCCACACACCCACGACCGCTGCAATTCAGATATGACGTGACTGCAGTTACCGCCCATTCCCCTCCCACACACCGTGATTCCGACCCAGGTAGCAGTTTGGTCGACCAGAATCCGCCAATACCGCCCAGGGGGACAACAACGATCCCCGCGGCGTAAGACGAGATTGCGCGCCTGCTCTCCAGAGCATGTTACGAAGCTGTTTATAAGCCCGCGCCATGGCCCACACCCCGGACACCGCCCTGCAGCAGCCTAAGACTAGGCACCGGCTGCTGCGCTTAACGGCGGGCTGTCATGTGGTTTTCGGCCTCTACCCTCTCGCCCAGGCGCTAGTTAGGCGCAACGAGAACGAGTCCTTGGTAAACGGTGGGAGTACCCTGAGTTTCGAGTCGAGTACATGTGGAACAACGACGGGGTGTTCCGTCCCCTCACATGTGCGAACGGCCCCCGATTGTAGCAAGGGCGCATGGTAGCCGCGGATGTTACTCGGGCCCGCACCATAGTGGTGGTCCACGGTGCGGTGGGACAGCATAACCTCCCCCCGACCACGGGGTTTGGAGTCCTCACCTGGCTTGGTCCCGATACCGCCCAAGTCACCGGCGGAGGCAACGGCATAGTTCGCGGAAAAGAAGTACATTCCTCAGAATGCGTTAGAGAAAACCACCGGGTTATAGCACTGCCTTCCGGAGGGTCGTGACCCCTCCCCCCTACACTGGGATTAAGGTGGTTCGTGAAGATCGACGTGAGTGGTTTGTACACGGAAACGGGGGCTTACCCGTGTCGCCGCCAGTCCTGAGTCAATCCCCTATCTGCATGCGGATTTAACCTGGCGGGACCACTACACCCACTAACGTTGCTGGGTCACTCACTGGTCGACCAAAAATTTTCAAGGAGGTATGATTCTCCCACACCCGGGGGACAAGAGCTCTCCGAAGTGAACTGATTGACTTCTCGCCATACCTGCCGGTAGACTTTCCGTACATGATCGCCAACAGTCCGTTCAAAACTGAGTTGGGCTTCGGGTGTAATACCGAATGCCCTGGAGAAACTCTCCCGAGTGACAGGGTCAACCTCCCTGCTCTGATCTCTGCTTGCAAACCATGCTCCCTGGATCAGATAGTCGCGGTGAGGGTGCTGCCTCACTGTTCCCCGGAAGTCCACGGTGTCGAGTACTGAGAGGACCCACGCCTGTAGCATGGGAACCGCGAGTGCGAGAGAAAGCTCGCACATGGCCACGCCGGTTAACCATTCAGGCACAAAAGCCTGTTGCCTCAAATGCACATGGCTGGAAAACGCCCCAGACATTACATTTGAAAGCTCCCTCACCATAGTCCAACCTAGTTTCCCTCCAAGTTGGATCGGCGCGGAACGGCCAAACCGTATTTCCTCTAGTAGATAGACAGGTCTTTCTAATGTCATCTCGAACCCTGAGTCAGCGAGCACGTCACCCTCGAAATTCAGCACCACCCGATCGAGATCCGCAGCCTCTAGAAACACCAAAGCATTGTCGCCATCGGCGAGTACATCAAAACTACAACCATACGATTGCAGTACCGGTACGCAACAAGCTAACATGGCCATGGTGTTACCCATGCCAGTGTTGAAGTCCCCAGAAGCCCGACCCCCATCGCGAGAAAATCGAGCCCCGCAAGGTAACCTGCCCTCAAGGCGCAGTTGCCTAGCGAGAAGCCAACCTAGCCCTTTGTCACGGGGATAGGCAGCACGGTAAACGTTATGCTCCGCCTTCAAAGTGTCCGGTCCGACATGCGCCTCGAAAGCCTTGCCATCGACCTCAAACACCACGCACTTCCTAAAGTTCCTGAACTTGCGAACTATCAGGTTAGCACGTTGCCGAGCAGAGAGCCCCTTTGCAACAACCCTCAGATTGTTACCGCCCCGCCAGAGATCCCGGCCTCGGAGGACACCCCAAAGCCAGTGCTCGAACGGTTTGAGCCGAGACGCCAGAGACAAATTGTACCTCGGATCCCTAGGAAAGATCAAGCGAGGTTTCTGGAACTTGGCCAACGGATTGACCTTCTCGGCCTTGAGAAAGCAGTCCAGCCTGGCATCCCGGGCCGAAACCCGGTCAGCACGCACTGACGCTGCTGCCTCAAGGTAACGCCTGCGGAGCGAGCCTGTGTAAGACTCCGCAGTTTCCTGAAGACTCCACTTATGACCGGGATACCGCCTGGCGACCTTACGCAAAGATTCAAAGCCTCTAGAGGCCCGTGGTCCCAGGGGCTCAAACACCCTGTCCGGCAATGGAGCGAGGACCCGGCGTGTTAAAGCTAGGACCTCGTTGTGTGGGCAATTCCTATGGACTTGTGGAACAAAAGACCCTGGCAAGGGTGAGAAGCCCATAGAACGCATTCGCCTACGATCCGCCTCACAGCGACCCCATTCAACACGCGAGGTATCCAAGGTACCAGACCCTGCTTCGCCAACAAAGCCGTAGCAGAATCCTTCGCAGTCAAAGGGGCCCCCCTAAAGGGTTGTGATGACGGAAAGGGGGTTTCCTTGCGAAGTGCATTTCGCAATCAGGCGGCCAGCCTGATCTTCCTGCACACTGGCGTCGAACGCCAGAGCCACCGAGGAGGCCAGAGCGTGTGTCCACGCCCAGGCCGGAAGCTCCAGCTTGCACCAATCCCTCGCCCGCGCAGTCAAAGCGGACAGAAGGTTCGCGTCTCGGTCCCGGAACACCGAGTAGGCCTGAAGCCGGGCAAGCAGCTCTGGAAAACAGACCACTTGTTCACCGTCCGGAAGTTCCAATAGATACCAGACCTGACTGGCATTTGGTCTCCCGGCTTCAGGATGTTGCACGACCCCCCCACCAAGGAGTCTTGCCCCGCCACTGAGACTGGTGATCAGTCCGTTGGCGACCGGCGAGCGCCGGCTCGAGGGGAGGTCTGGAACCCACCGCCCTCTAACCAAGCGCCCGACGCTCCCCGTCGGACCTCCCAACGCAGCCTCAAGAGCCCTTACCCAACGGGCTCTCGGACGAAGCCTGCCTGCCGCAAAAGCGGCCTGCGAGACACTCAGATGTGCCTCACCCTCCATTTCCATTCGAGCCGTGCCAAGCTCGAAGTCGACCCGCGAAT